CTCATTTAAGTGGCGGTACCCATCCGATCCCATTTCTTTTTGTAGAGGTAAAATCCCTACAGAATTTTCGGTAATCACTCCAGCTTTCATTAATTCGACCACATCATTTCCTAATTGTGTTTTAGGTATATGCGCCTCAAATATTAAACCTTTATCGTCTTCCTCAAGATGTACCATTTTTCCTAGAGGTTTATCCATATCGTGCTGATACAGATATTTTACTCTTTTGGCATTTTCTTGTATTGTCTTTTTATATGCTCCCTTATTGATTATATCGCCATCGCTGTCGACATTACCAAAGACAGATCCATAACCCTTAACAACTCCAGCAGAGGCATCAGCATCTATTAGCTCGCCTATCTGAGTTGATTTGTAAATAATTGTATTCATATTGCAAATATATTAATTATATATAACTAAGTTCGCCGCCACCAATTTGATCATTTTGATATTGTATGGTAATTTTTCTTTGATTTCTATTTTTAAGAATATCAAATATTACATCATCTGTAAACCTTAAAATAAAATCTATATTATCATCTGGAAATTGATTCTCATATTCTTGTAATAATTTACCAATTTTTTCATCCATAATTTATTTTTTAATTAATATTTTCATTAGTTCCAAAGTATCTTTATACAGCTCTGGTAGTATTTCTTTAAACATCGGATTTCCTACATAATAATTTTCAAATACATGAGCTACAAACTCCATGTGTCTTAACTTTCCGCCTGCTTTAGCAAAATAACCAGCACCATGTCCCCAGCCAGCCGAACCTTTTGTTAATGCCTCTACCATATCAGCAGCTGCAGTAACTCTATCCCTGTAAACAAAAGAATCCATGTTTTTATATTTTTCAGGTCGTAAATCTGAGTTCCAAAACCCTTTTTTATATTCTTTAAGTTTCTTGTCTAATTTTGAACGGATTCCAGCTAATTCCATGTTTTCCTCAAAAGATAGAGCTATTGATTCCTCCCTAGATACAACACCGAATTTTTTTTCCCATTTTTTAAAAACTCTTAAAATATCTGGATCAAAATCTTTTATAGGTTTATCTAAGGTAACCCATCCACGATTTATATGCACAGCGTGTCCCATTTCGTGAGCAATAGTTCTCTCAAAAACTTCTTTCCCTCTTTTCTTATATTTTGCAGTTTGAATTGAAATATAACTGCCATCATTTTTACAATATGGATGTTGTCTGGAATTATTTACATATTTAATTTTTTTATTCAGCAAGAGTATATAATCATCATTTGATATTTCACCCTCTTTAATCCATTTATTCCACTCATCTGGTCGTAAAGATTCTTTTTTTGCGAGTATATCATCTACAACCTCTTTAACTGGCTCCCTAACTGGTTTAGGCGTTCTTAAAACGCTTTGAGTTGGAATCTTTGGAGGTTTAGTTCCAGATGGTAGTCCTGGAGTGTTTACCACAAACCCCTCTATAGTTCCAGTTGCCTGGGCATCCTCTTTAGGAAATGGCGCGGTTGAACATCTACAGTTAACTACATTTTTAGCACTACCAGCTGGATCACCTGGATTAAATAACTGTTCGCCACCTACTAAAAACTTTTCTTTGAAATCTACTATCTGCCCATCAGCTGATCTATGCGCTGATCGCTCTCTGCCATCTATAGCAGTCATCCACTCCTTTTGTAGATTGTCTTGTCCAAACATATCAGTAGCGCTCTGGAGCGTTGCCATATTAGCCGCGTTAGTTGCCTCAGTTCTAATCAACCTCTCTGCCTGGCTTTTAGAATACTGTCCAAATTTCTGGCGTAATATTCTGCTGGCTTCACGCTCACCCATTACCATAAACTCTGGATCTGAGGATAATCGTTTGAATACATTTACTAAGGTAGCTTTAGCAGTTCCCTGGACCAGGGTAACTCTCTCTGCTGCTATTTGTTGACTGATTCTATTAAAACGCTCTGCCCAGAGATCATCATAGCCAGACACGTCAACTTGTTTAGATATTACTTTGTCAAAATTCTGAGCATACCACTTAGCAAACTTTACGCCAATATTTACATAGATCTGGCGATAGTGATCAGATATATCCGCCACTTTAAATAAGTTATCGAATCCAGTGGTTTTGCGTGTTTTTAAAAAATCATCTATTGCCTGGATATATTCGCCCTCATAATATTTGCGAACCTTAGCAAACTCTTTGCGCTCTGAGATAGCTAAAACCTTATCAAAGTTATTTTTCCAGGATTCTTTGGCTTTTTTTAATAGCATTATCCCTCATTTTCTGAGATTCTTTTTGCCCAGGATACCATAGCGGCACCTCCCCATAAATTATATGCAACATACCCCTTGTCTTTCCAGGGCGTATCTTTAAACTTAGCATCTATCTTAGCATTATCCTCATGGCGTGCTAAAAAACTACTTACTCTCTTAACAGTAGATAATGATATTGCCTCCCTGTTTGCCAATTGATTAGCTCTGGTCAATCCCGTAGGCGTTCCAGCAGGAACCTCATCTCTGCCATACTTTTCCCTCCATTCTAACATTCTACGAGCGTTATTGGTAGCACCTTGAGGATAATTTTTAAAGGTTTCCTCTTTTGTTTCTATAGAGTTATAATCAATTTCCTCATTGTTTCCCGCTTCCCTTATTTGAGCTGTATAAAACTCATCTAGGCGATTATTTTTAGCCGCTTCATATTCAGCGTGAGTAGCAAATGGCATAAACACTGTGGATCCATTAAATAAATGCTCATGGTATCCAGTTCCGCCCATTGCTAAAGCTCTGCCTTGAGCTTCCTCTATTGTTGTAAAAGTGTCAACTGTATTTATAACAGCTGTTTTAAATAATTTGCTTATATCAATGTCCAAACTCTTTGGCTCGGTTTCTGGTATAATTTCACCTCCAATAGGTAATAAATTAGCTGGAACATAATATTCATTTAGTTTTTCGTTTTCCTCATCCATACCATAAGACATAGCAGCGCGCTTTTCGTTTGGTGTGATCCACCATGCTTGGCTCATCTGTCCTACCACCTTTTCCATTTCCTCCTGGAGTTCTGGAATAGCGCTATAGTCAAAGTCAATAAAGATTTTATTACCATACTGAGGAGCTAGCCATCTATTTAGCTCATCTCTAATTTTATTAAGCTCTGGAATAATAGCATTTTGATAGAGTGCCTTTTTTGCCTCTTTCATGTTGTTATAAGTAGAGCTTTCTGTATTGTTTAGCAGTTGTACTGGTACATTGTATATATTACAAAGGTCCTTTATAGTTCCGTTATATTGTTCTATAAGTGAAAGATCAGAGGCATTTAATCCAAAATTTACCCACGATAACTTCTTAGGGGTAATGATTACATCTCCAGCATTATCGCTTCCCTGGTATTGTTGGCGAAATTTATCCTTTAATTGCTTGGCTTGTACCTCGTTTAAATCACCTTCCTCAGACATTAGGATTCCTCTAGCGGTTTGATTTTGCAAATACTTAACGCCAGTAGTCAATGCCTGGTTATTGGCATCCATTACCCTTAGTCCAGCTTTTAGCGGTGACATACCGTAAAGATGAGATCCAGTTCCATCATAATAAAGATTTACATCTTTAATGTGGCAAATATCATCGGCTTGAATCCTGTAGGTGCCATTATATGACAGTGTATATTCTTTTACTGGCTCCATAATACCACCAGAGTTAATCTCTACCTTTTGCGATGGCAAAACATACAACTCTTTATATTTAGCTGTGGTGATTGAGGTGTCTGGTCCTATTCCATAGATATATCGGTTTCCTGTAAGCTTACCGAAAGCTATTATCTCTTGGATCCAGGAATTATATGACTGTGCTGGGTTAGGGCGGTCTAGAAGTTCGTGTAGTTCGGTGTCCTGTAGTTCTACCAGCGCTCTTTTCTGTAACATCTTTGCCTGTAGGACAGTATTAGAATTAAAGTCCCCATTAGTTAACGCTTTATATCTTTTTAAATCGTTTGAATTTTGTACTTCATATACTTGAAATGGTATATTTGCAGCTGATTTAGTGATCAGATTTATAATCGAATATATAGTAGCATTATATCTGTAACCCTTATCAATGTAGGTGTCATCATTCTCTGGATTCCATACCAGGGTATCACCTAAGTAATTATAGATTGCTTTATTGAAATCTAAGTGTGTTTTATTTGCGCTTTTAGAAACAAGGTTTTTGAATCTATTTAAGAAACTAGCCATTCAATACGTTTAATTTTAATTATACAAAAATAGTAATTATATTACAAAGAAATCCGCACGCTTTGCGTATTGACTATAAACGCCATATCTAATGGCATCCATAGCGTGATTAAATCGATCCATAGGTTTATTTATTATAGTGTCATCCTTTAACTGCTGCCAGTAATAATTGTTATATTCTTTGTTTATATTTTTTGACTCCTGACTAACTACAATATCAAACTCTTTAAGCAATGATATACCAGCGTTAATTGATCCTGGACCCTTTACAGCCGCTTTGACATACATTCCTAAGCGTTTCATTTCCTCTCCAGATTTTGGCTCAGCAGCATCATAGAAAATTAGTGTTTGATCATATCCTAATCGTTTCAGCTCATCTACTATGTCGCTGTTTGTTAATCCTGTTTTATAGATTAACTCATGTATATAAATAGTATCGCCTTTGCGAACTATATAATTTGCGGAGGTGCTGTCATTTGTATATCCAAAGTCAAGTCCAATAACGCCCTCTGCATCTCTATCGAACTCTGGGAACTCGCTGTAAGGTATAAATTTCCAGTTATTAAATATCTGTCGCGCTGAGAATACTGCCTTTTGTCCCTCACCAAACACCCTCCAATAATCTGGATCACGCTCTCGCATTCTCTCTATCTCAAACACTAGATCTGTCGACAGGAATTTATTATCTCTGTAGGTTGTTATCCAGGTGTCACAGTCATCCCTGGGAATAATCTCATCATATATCCAATGCACTGGATCACTAGGGTTAAAGTCCAGGATAATGTAATCAGTACATCTCATGTTAATCTGGCGAAAGTCCTCCATAGACAACTCATTCGCTTCATTTAAAAAAGCGATGTTTCTTTTACGCCCTCTGATTTTCTGGCTGTCATCTACAGAAAGATATTCGACTAAATGCCCATTATACATAAAATGACCCTCTACTTTGTTATGCACAGCGCCATCATCAAACATACCTACTGCCTCAGCTATTTCTAAAAAGTCCCTTTGAACAGATCCTTTAAGTGCTGGCAATGTTTTACGAATTATTGAAATAACTAAGGGGTCCTTAGATTCTATCAATAGCCAGATAATATACTGACATATTGCATATGTTTTGCCGCTACGAGTCCCACCTTGATGGCAACGTAAACGAGCTGTAGAGTTTTTTAAATCGTAAAACTGTCTATTTACTCTCTGTTTCATTTTTATGATCCGCTGGGATCCACTCAATTACCCTAGAAGTTAATCCTCCTGTTTGCTTTATTTCTTGTCTGGTACCGTTCAATCTATGCGCCTCATGTTCCTCAGATATCATTTTCATTGCAGCTATTTGTAGAGATGGCGTTTCTGATTCAATCCATTTAGAAAGCATCTTAGTTTTTTTAGATACCCTCATTTCCTCTACTGCCTTTTTTATAGCGTCCGATTCATGTAATTTATGATTGTAAAAAGTTTCCTTAGAACAAGGTAAAAACGCCACTATATGCTCCATAAACATAAGTTTATGCTTTTTAATTGCAATAAGTGCTTTTTTCTCAAGTTCTTTTGTATCGTATGCCATAACTATTCCCATCTAAAACTAATGCCAATGATAAATAAATATATATCTATGCTTTTCATAGTATCATTTTCAAAGCTATTTAAGTATTCAACTCCAAAAACCATTCCCATTAAGGGATAAATTTGAATCTCATTCATTATTAAGTTTATTATACAAAAATACATAAAAATCCCAGATGCGTTGCTGATAATCTTTTGGATCGTGTAGTTTGTTTGTACTATGCGCCTGTGAATTAATCTCATAAATTAAAATAAACTTACCATTTTTCGGCTTTGGATAAATTCTAATACCATTATCAATACACCACTTAAAAGCATCATAATGTTTTTTTTCAGTGTTTACTACTGGCTGTTTATATTTTTGTTTAGGCATATGATTTAACGTTTTTTATGTACCATTCCATATATTTTTTAAAATCCTCTGGATTGTATTTATCTGATTTACTTAAATTATCCTCTGCCCATAATGGCTGTAAATTAGTGTAATGGTTTAATGCTATTATCTCAAACTCTGTAGATGCTGCTGCTAATGGTATTCTGTGATCTATATGTATTTTATCAAAATTATCCCAGGACATATTATCGGTAAATTGATTTTCTATATAATTCTTGAAAGAAAAAAAATCAACACAAAGAATTTCAGAACTTTTATTTTTTTTATAAAATCCTTTGTTTTTAAATGATTTCCTAATAGAACGACTTATATTTTTTTTTAATTTAAATAATATATCTGTTTTGTATTTTATATTATAATATTTTTTACTTCTTTCAATAACCTTTGTTTTATTTTTTAAATACCATTTTTTATTATATTCTTTAATTTTAACTTCGTTTTTTATTTGCCATTCCATAACTCGCTTTGAGTAACATTTTTTACATTGCGATTTATAACTATTATATCTTTTTTTTTTGTAAAAAAATTTTAATGACAATATTTTATCACATTTACTGCATTTTTTTTTATTTTCGTATCCAAACAAAATCAACTGCATAATTAAAAAGGTACTTGATCTTTTACTACTGTAAACCTTTGTTTATTTTCATCTATTGCTTTATAAACACCTCCATTTTTAAAATCTGGAGCGATCACAAACATTCCCTGAGATCCGTTTTCTTTACGTTTTACCTTTTGTACATGAATTTGGACAGCATCTGATTTAAATTTAGTAAGCTCACCTAATGATCTATAAACTGTAACGCAATTAAATGCCTTATTAAAAAAGTCACTAGATCCCGAGATGTCATAAGGAGTAGGTATTTTATAATCACCATTTTGATTAAGTTCCATTTTTCTAGGGTGTGCCACTAAAAATAAATGAGTTTTAGTTTGCTGACAAAATTGGGTAATTTTTGAAAGCATTACGCCTACATAACTATGATCACGCTGTGCTGAATGGTCCAGCATATTCCAAGGATCGATCACTAACAAATTAACGCCTTTTTGAAATACCAAATCCCTAAATGCTTTTAATATTCCATCTAATGTTAGGTTATCCAGGTCAATTTTTACAAAATAAAAATGTTCCTCTATAAATGACTTTGTATTATTTAAGTCATCATTAGTACATAAACGTTCATTTAGCTTATTTGCAAGG